TACTGGATGAGAGCCTGTCGGCCTTCCTCAAACCAGACCTCTTGTTCACTGTGTCGGCCCGGTCGGTAGGGATATCGAGGGAATACTCTCTGAAGTTCCTCTACCAATTCAGTAGATACCGGGACGGTTTCCTTAACAGCGGGCTTTTCTTTCATGTGGTTCCTTAGTATAGAACGGGCGGGACTGTGATGTTTGGTAGATGCTTCCGGGGGAGTCTCACTAACTCGCCCCGTTTAACATGGTACACAGGCACGTCCAGTTGCTTGAAGATACACGTTTCCAGCAGAGCCCCTCGGGACTGCTGCCAGCCGGGGAGAACTACAGCCATATCGACTTGGCCAAGGTAGGCCAGATCGCGAGCCATGTAGTTCTTCCAGCTGCTTTTGGTGATGGGGTGATAGGTGTCGAGTTCGTCGGGCGAGATGACACGGTAGCCTAGGCCACGAAGGAGTTCCGTCATCGCACGGAATGCGGGACGGTTGTGGTCGGGGTAGCCGCTCATCGGCCCGCAGACGTAGACGACTTTCTGTTTACTCATCGGTTACTTCGATTGTGCCACCGGAGCGGTCGTCGAGCAGGCACTGAACAGAAATACCGCCATTCGCCCAAATCGTCTGCCCGACGAGGCGATACTGCGTGAAGCTCCGGGGATCAGCCCCGGCAGGGAATCGCCACTCGTAATTTCTGGAACGGAACACACGGTACTTATGAGGATCGGAGCGAGGCTGAGCGTACACCACCGGCTGGTACTTCACCATGTTGTCCAGACTTGCCGGGAGCAGGCCGAGCTTGATCGCTTCGCGGGTGTGGACGATGCTCATCACGTTGAACAGCAGAGCCGCTTCGTGATCCTCGTCCGTATCGCCACGACGCACGGCTTCGAGGTGCCGCATCAGCGACTCCATCGTGCGTTCGGTGTCCTGTCCCTTCTCCCAATTCCGGTCGCCGTACTTCGCGGCACCTTTGGCCATGTGAATGGCGAGGCGACGGAGAGCCAGCGGGGAGATCAGGTGGTAACGGGGCTTGCCTTCTTGGGTGTCACGTACTGAGCCGGTTGAGAACTTCTCTTGGGCTCCCGAAGATTTGAGGTCAGTCATATTAGAAGATGAAGCGAATCACTGCATACGCAGAAACGAATCCCCAAGCGACACGGTGCCGACCACACAGGCCGCACGTAGCCGCAACGATCAGGCACACCGGTGCCAGAATCTCGGTCAAGAATGTTCCATTGAGAATCATTGGTCGTCCTTTATTACAAAGGTGAGAAGGTAGGCGATCAGTCCGCAGGCGAGGATGCAGATAGCGAGGGTGTCGCCGGAGTCCACAGTTTGATCTCCCGTTTCTCAAAGTCATAGTCCGAAGCACGAAGGATGCGAGCCACTCTCGCCTGAACCAATGCCTTCTCTTCTCCCTCATCGCCATACTTCCGTTCGTATGCAGCAACGATGGCGGGCCACACGAGTGAGCCAGCTTTGTCGTGGGAGAGAGCTTCGATCAGAATCTTCTCGGCCTTCTTGGGGCCGATGCCCTCACAGCCGGGATACCCATCCGTGGGATCGCCGGTCAGCGTCTGCGTCCAGAAGAAGTAGTCCCCGTTTGATTCGGAGATATCCTCGATCTTGGACGGCAGCGTGCCTGAAGGCGAGATGCGGTAGTACTTACCGGGTATCTGCCGCAGGTCCTTGTCGTTGGTGCAGATGATGGTCTCGGCGTTGCCGGTCAGTGCCGGTGCCGTGGCCATGATCCCCATCACGTCATCCGCTTCCATGCGGGGGATGGCTCGGGACTCCACCTCCTCCATCTTGATACCATCCCGAAGTGTTTGCTTCACGAAGTCCAACAGTTTCGGCGGCTCACCCGAAGTTCGGTTCTGTTTGTACTGCGGGTAAACATCGTGACGGAAGTAGTAGCGGCGGATATCGCTCATGCACACCACGGCTCGATCCGCCTTGAGGTCGATCAGCAACCGCTCGATGTAGTGGCGAACCGCAGCTTCCGCCTCTTTGGGATCAGCGGTGGTTTCCTGCTTCCCATTGTCCTGCACCGGCGAGAACGCGATGGGCGTCTCACAGCTACAGGCGATGAAGTATGCGACAATGTCGCCGTCGATTAGAAGGACTCGTTTAGGCATTGTTTGTTGGCTCTTAGCCACTCCTTGAATTCTTTGAGGGTACGACTTCCTTTGACCATGTTGGCGTGGGAGGAGATGACCCACACGTTGGATGGGACGTACCCGAGGGCGGGAACTTTTCTATCGAGAGTCGGTGATAGAGTTCCCTGCTTTCGTCCACCCACGTTGCGAGCCATAGCAACACCGAGAATGGGACATAAAGCAGGAATGCTAAAGTCGTCGTAACGCAGATCAAAAGGAACGCCGTACCACTTAGCACGGCGTCTCGCCCCACGTACCATAGCCTTGCGGGGGTCCTCATCATACGTATTCCTCTTTCTGTACGTTTTCGTCGATCCAGTCCCCGAAGCCGGTGACTTTCGCCCCCTTCGGGATTTGCCACTTGCCGAATCGGTGTTCAATGGGTTTCTGCCCAATTTCTCCCGATCTTGTATTCGCCGGTGATGGGGACGTTGAGGTTGAAGTACTGGCCCGCTTCCGCGAACGACGCGACCGCGAGCTTCCCCACTTCCTCGGCGATTTCTGGTCGGGCTTGGAGTTGGATTTCATCGTGTACGTGCAGTAGCTGTGCGAAGTCGGTGCCGTACTTCCACCCACGCCTCTCGGCGTTTCGATGGAATAGCACGGTGCCCTGCTTCACCACCAATGCACCAAAAGATTGGAGCAGTGTGTTTAACGCCGAGTGTTGCGACCGCACACGAAGCATCCGCCCGTCGAGCCCATACAAGAACCCTCTGGACTTGGCAGCAGCTTTGACTGCTCCGATGAGGGTGGCGAGACCGGGAGTCCGTTCGAGGAACGAGTCGCTCCACTGCTTCCCTTGAACAGAGACCGCAACCGCGTAATCATCCATCGCCAGATCGAGGCGCCCGAGCGTTTCTCGGATGTACTCACTGAGCCACACTTTCCTTCCACGATTGTCGGTGTACTTCTCGCGTTTAGCGAAGTCGTTGAGAGAGGCGACCAAGCCGGGGTCCAACTGAGGCCCGATGCTTCCAAGTTTGTGCCACCATGCACCGTAGAGCCATGCGTAGATAAAGGTTTTTGCAATGGTATTCCGATTCGTTTTATTGACTTCCAAGCCGAGGGCGGCACAGTTGACACTGTGAACGTCCCCGTCGCACACAACACCGACATAAGCTCTCCCGTCGTAGGGTGCCATGAAGTGAGCAAGGCCCCGAAGTTCCAAGCCGGAAGCGTCGGCTCCGATCTGGACAAATCCGGGGTCAGCACAAAACAAACTTCGACATTCTTTTCCATATGGGGCAGTCACCGCTGGTACTTGGGACATATTGGGATTGACGTGGGTGCATCGTCCCGTTACAGCACCGTTCGTCTTGACGCCGCCGTGCATTCGGCCATTGCGACTCAGCTTGAGCCAAGCCTTATTGCCTTCGGCGATTGCTCCGATACGCTTGTCCACGACGAAGTATTCCGAAAGCACTTTGGCTTCCGGGTACTCCATGCGTTCCAAGATTTCGTCGGAGATTTGGGCCTTGCCCGAGGGAGTGAACTCCACCGGCTTCCAGCCGTACTTCTCCTGCAGCCGCTCGGCGATTTCATCTCGCGAGCCGGGGTTGAAGGGGTGAAGTTTAGTGCGGACCGGACCGGGCCATACATCCCCGGCTTTGAGGCCCCACTTCTTTGCTTCCTTAACTGCCTCGCCCTTGGTGGGGAACTTGGCTTCGATATGGTCGGGGCGAAAGAAGGAGTAGTATCCCGGCTTCTTCATTTCCTCAGTGCGGGGCGGGAACACTTCCTGCATTTGCTTCAGCAGAACTTCCCGCCGTGCGGCCAAGTCCGCGTACAGCTTCGCCGCCGCCTCTTCATCGAAGCGGATGCCAAACTGTTCCTGATCGAAGAGGATGCGTTGGAACTCATGCTCCAACTCAACGCATCGCGGGTCCAGCTTCTTGCTCTCTTCAAGTTCATAGAGCTTGACCGTGATCCGGCAATCCTGCTCACAGTACGCCTGCATTTCAGGACACCACAGCGTCCAGTCGGTTGACTTCCCAAAGTCGTCCTTCAGTATGTTGAGCCGGAAGCCCCACGCTTCGAGAGCGTGTGACCCCATGAGTCGGCCCGGCATGTTGGGGTACTTCTTCAGGTTCGCGAAGTCGATGGTCTCCATGTCCGACCAGAGTACGCGAGAGAGCGTCAACGTATCACGTACCGTGGCCTTGGTGGTGAATGACGGATGGAGCTTCTTGATTGCGGGCAGGTCGAAGGTGAGTACGTTGTGTCCCACAATCAACTCTGCCTGAGACAGTACACGCAACCCATCCTCGATGGACGCATGGAGCGGATCGTGGGCACAGGAGAGAATGTCCCCTGTGTCCAGATCGATCAGCACCAGCGAGTGAATCTTCGTTACAGTTTCAAGAAGCCCATCCGTCTCGATATCAAAGACGAGTCGTCGCAAGGTTACACCTCTTCTACAGTGACAGTGATCGTGACACGAACCGGGCGAGTGTCCGGTTCAACGATGCGGTCCTCGGCGTCAAAGCCGATTAGGTCCGTGATCGATTCGAGAATCTCGGAAGCGAGGCCGGATACACCTAACTCGTTCTCGACCATGGCGGTTTCGGAATGCGAAGCGGTTTCGTGAATCATCAGATCGGACTCCCGTTAAAGGTTGAGGATGTAAACGTCACGGTGCCAGAGCCGCTGGTTGCGGAGCCGGTGCCAGTGAGTTTGGAATACTGAACGCGAGCGGTGGGGGCAGGGCGGGGGAGCCATGCCGGGTTCCGTGTGATGACGGCACCACTGGCGTTACGATTGAAGCACACGTTGTCGAACAGCCCGTCGATCAGGCCAGCCAGAAGGCGGGTCTCACCGTTAAGCTGTGCCCCACGAACCTTGAAGTTCTTGAGACGCAGGGCCTTGTTGCGTTCGTCGAGCGTGTCGTTGAAGTTGTCGAGCGGGCCGAACTTCAGAGTCGGACTTTCGTACCGGCCACCTTCGATGGTGATGCCGTCGCCGTCGCAAATCTTCAGAGCGTTGCCCTGCTTCAACTCGGACGGCTTGAAGCAGTACCCGCGATTGTTCTTCATCAGAACATTGAAACCATCGTGGATGCGGTAGCAGTGTTCGTCGCGGGAGTACGTGCATCGGCAATTCTGGATGATGCCGTTCTTCGCGAGGAACCGGGGGCCACCGGTCGGGTTGCTGCGTCCGTAGAGAATGATGAAGTTCTCGATGGACGGTACGTCTGACCAGAGACTGTCAAACAGGAAGTCGGTACAGCCTTCCATGCGGATCATGCCACCGCCGGTCTCGCGTCGGCCCGGCTGTGCGAACAAGCCACAGCGTCGAACACGGACGTCGTTACCTTGGATCAACACAGCACAACCGGAGTCGTGCAGATCGAACCGCAGGCCGTCGATATCAATGGTCTGTGCGGATGGCTGGATGCGGAAGGCGGGAACTAGGGAGTCCCCGCGAATCTTCACCACCGGCCCGGTGAGCCGGTCGGTCGTACCGCTGGCGGCACCTTCCCAAACGAGCTTCACCCGCTTGGTGGGGATGGCCAGCCCCTTCTTGTTGTTGATGGTGTACGTTGTGTTGGTGGCGAACTTCACCACCAAGTCGTCTTTCCACTGGATATCATCCAGATTGGACGGTGCGTTGATTGTTGGCATTCTTAGAACGCTGCCTTTTCTCCGGCTTCAACCGGCGTAAATGTGTCAGAGGTTTCAAGCAATCGCCCCGTCTCGGAGTTGTACAGAAGCTGGCCAAGCACACCGGTTTCTCCGGTGATGCGTGACTTCAAGCTCCGCACTTGAGAGAGGTTCTTGTTCTCGGGGTCTTGCTGGTTTCGTTCCAAGCCAAGCACCACGTCCGAGAGTTGTCCGATTGCAGCAGAGCCGCGAAGCTGTGAGAGCGAGGTGATCGCTCCCTCTTCGTGGCCCTTGCCTTCGGGACGTTTGAGATGCGAGACGAGAATCAACCGGCACTGCAACTCTTCGACCAGCGAACGTAGCTTGGTCATTAGGTTGTCGATCAGCCGCCGTTCATCCCCGTCCTCTAGTCCCGAGACAACGATAGAAACATGGTCAAGAAAGATGGTGGATGCCCCACAGCCACGAACCATGTATCGTATCTTGGAGAGTAAGTTGTCTGGATCGGAACTTCCCCAGTGGTCGTAGAGGAAGCATCTTCCAGACCCAACTGTTTTCTCGTAAGCGGCCCGCAGTGTGTCTGTAGAAACTCCCAAAGGTTCGTTCGGGCGAGTGAGGCTGAGTCTTTTGTTACACTCAATACCAACCAGCCCGAGGGCCGCTTTCTTGACGGACTGTTCGAGGTGGACGACACCGATTGTTTCCTTCTCATTGGTGAGTAGCCAGTGTTCAAGCTCCGCAACGAACGTGGACTTGCCGATGCCGGAACCGGCACAGACAGTCACGATCTCCCCGGCACGGATGCCGTAGAGCTTGTCGTTGAGGAACGAGTACGGGTACATCACCGTGGGTACCTTGTCCTCGGCGATGAGCGTATCCCACAGATCGGTGCCAGCCACGATGCCATCGGGTCGCTGTGTCTTGGCACTCCACATGGCTTGAATGACTTCGGCGCCACGCTCGGCTTGGAGCATATCGCTGGCGTCCTTCAGGGGGAGCCTCGCTACCTTGCACTTGCCGGGCTGGAATAACTCAACGCAGTCGGACACGGCTTCGAGGCCGGGAGCGTCGTTATCAAACATCAGAATGACGGCATCGAATTTCGAGAGCCATTCAATCTGACGGGACAACGCAGCACGAGCGGCCTTGCCCCCACCGGGGATCGATACCACCGGCCATTTGTTTCCTTGCAGTTGCGATACGGACAGAGCGTCAAGCTCCCCTTCCGTCACCACAACCATCTTCCCGCCGTCACGCCAGAGATGCTGGCCGTAGAGCGGCAGGTCTTTACCGTTGCCCAGGATCGTGAACGTCTTGTCCGCGAACCGCAACTTCTGTGCCACTGGCACCCCTTCCGGGGTACGGTAGACAGCTACTTGGCACGGCTCCATCCGCCGTGTTGACGGATTGGTGTACTGTGCAACGCCGTATGACCAGAACTCACACGTTGCATGAGACAGCCTGCGCTTATCCAACGCAACGAACTCGATCTGGTCTAGGGGGATCATGTCGCTGATTCTGTATTCCCTTTCTGGAATGGGGGTATTGGTATTGCCATGCACATAATTCTCGCACGCGAAACAGAACTGGTGCCCGTCCGTGTAGAGAGAATTGGCGTCGCTGCTGCCACACTTTTCACAGCGAGTGTGCCTAACGAAGTTAGATTCGGCTTTCAAGTTTTAGTCTTGAGTTCAGTTGTGCCTGCGTGAAGCAGGCTCCTACAGGGACCACACGAGAAATCTCGTGCTGATTGGCGAGCAAGAACAACGAGTCCCACTGCTCGTCGGTAAAGTTCAGCAGCGGCTGGCCAGCTTCACCAGCCCCGCCCACCATGATGACGGAGATCGCTTTGGTGGCGAGCTTGAAGTCATCGTGGATGCTGGCTTGGTCGAGTGTCCTGCCGAAGCCGATGTTGCCATCGCGTTCGACTACGTAGTGGTAGCCGATTTCGCTGAACCCTCGGGCCAAGTCTTGAAGGTGTAAGTCACGGGTGCGTAAGTCCACGAGCGACGTTGTCATCGTTGCGTGGACGGTAAGAATGTCTTTCACGATTTGATTGCACTCACAAACTTAGCGAGGTCCTCTACCCGCAGCGTCACCAGCCACGGCTTGCCGTTCTGCCGGTGTGCTACGTAGGGAATCTCTTGAATGCCAGCGTCTCGGACAGCCTGTTCAATCCAGTCGCATGGAGCAAACTTCTCCACACGCTTGACCTCACAGTGCGTGCCCGGAAATCCGCCGACCACATCAGGGGAGTCCGGGGAACCGCTGTACTGGACACCGCGACGGGCATCTTTCAGCCCGAAGCGATCTCGCAATACAGCGGCCCACTCACGTTCTCCGCGTTTACCTTTATCGCGAGCGTTCACGATTTGAAGATGATCTCAGCGGTAACTTCACTGGTGATCGAAGTACCTTCGCCGTCCAAGACATTGACCTCACGAACTGTTTCTTTCGTGAGTTCGTAGCCAGCGTGCCGTGGTTGATTCTTCGACTTCAGAAGCTCCACGTAGTTGGTGAGAGCTTCCTGTACTTCTAGAGATGAGAGTTGAACTGTCATTTAGAAATTTCCTTTCTTGCCACCGATGACACCAGCACCTTCGCCATTATCCGGCTCCGGGGCGAACGTCTCTTCGTTGCCCGCTGCGGTGTCGGCCACGTAGCCGTCATCCACAGCACCGAACGCGGGTTCGCCGCCACCCGTGTAAGGCACGAGCTTCACGATCTGCACCTGCCGCAGACGCAGGCCGACGCCGACAGCATCGGGGATGTTGCGGCGGGGCTGGCCGGGGATGGTGTAACCGAACGCGGAGTAGGCCACGTTGAGCAGAGAGCCACGGCCAATCGGCGGATTGGACAGCCGCTGATTCTTCGAGTCGAAGATCGGGATGCGGACTTCCCGCTTCTCGCCGGTTTTCTTGTCCTCAAACACGGCGTTGTTTCCGAACCGGACTTCCATCTTGCCGGTCGGGACGTTGCGTTTGCCCTCCTTGTCCTTGGTGAAGTTCTCACCATACGGAAGCTGCACGTCGTAGTCGGCAGTCTCGGGGTTCTCGGCTTGGTACTCAGCCAGCACCGCGTCGATCTCCTTCGTGAACTTTATGAAGGCCGGGTCCTTCGGCTCGTACAGCAGCGTAGCCGTGTATCGGCCATCTGCCTTGAACGTGGTTGAGGGCTTGACGATTGCACCGAATGCAAGTTCGCCGGTCGGGGAAACAGAGAGGGGCTTACGTTGGGTTTTGGTATTTGCCATATGCGTGTGTTCCTTGGTTAATGAGAAAAAATTAGCGGGCGAGGACTGCCAGCCGCGAAGCGGGGACGTGGGTGTAAACCTCGGGTGACCAGTGACGAGTCACCGAACGGGGAATGCGAAGGTCGCCGGGGCTCACTTGAAAATCTCCTAACCATGCCGGGGGCTGTCGGTTCGGGAGGCCGTTCAGAACGAAGTCGAGCTTGCCGTCGAGGGTTCGGATCAAGTGGTAGACACAGCCGCCGCCTTTGCTCACCATGAAGTCGCCGACCCGAACATCGGACAATTCCGTTTCGGTTTTGCTCACGGTAACGGCGTTACTCACCCCGCTGAACAGGAATGTCCGGGTAGCAACCTTGTCAACATCCATGCCGGTGAAGCGGTCATGCTCCACCTTCTGGACATGCACGGTGCGGCCAGCGGAGCGGCTGAATACGGAGTCCTCGTAGTCGAAGCGGATGAACGTCTTGCCGTTCGAGATCAGGGCCTTGAGAGCGACGTTTGCGATTTGTTCGTTGGTCATAGGTTCAAACTCTTTCGTCGATGTACTGCATTACAGCCTGCAACGCAGGCGTGGCTGCTGCCGCACGGTCAATCATGTTGTTCGCAATCGTGTGAGCGGTGCCCACATGGACACCGTACTTGCGAAGGATGAGTTGTGCGGCGATGACTGCCCCCGCGATCTGCCCTTCAGGGGGCAGGTCTTGCAGGGCGTTGATGACGCGGAAAGCGGCAGTGCCTACATGCTTCGGGGGCATGGTGGCGAGCCGGTCGAGGGAGAAGTTAGACTTCAATGGTGATGGTTGACCCGGTTGGGATCGGTTCAACGGTTCGCTCCCGGAGCATGTTAGAAAGCTGCCGGAGTGTGACGCCGCGAGGTTCACCGACCAGATTGGGGATCGCTGGCCCCCACCGATTTCCGGTCGAGAGATGGATGAATGAGAACGTCCGTACATCGGTCTGCACCAGCAGCGACGGCTCTCCATCGACCGTAAACAAGCTGCCTTCCGGGTAGCGAATCGTTTCGGTCGCGGGTGGTGGCGTGTTGAGTTTTACTTTCACGGATGCGTGTCCTTCATGGGATCGTTGGGTGAATACGTAGTATCTCCCGGCTCTATCGTGGCCGATCCCGTGGCCATGTCGATAGCTTCCAAGGTACGAACAACTGCTGACACGGCTACACAGCCGGTAATCAGCAACAGCAGCAACATGCTGCCGAAACGGATGAACTTCATTTCAACTGAGCTTGACCATCTCACTGATCCGGGCCCGCTCCACGCTGATATGCTGGAACTTTAGCGGGCCAATCCCCCACTCGCTTCCCTTGTGTGGGCTGTTGGCGGTGGGCGGATGCCGCATTGAGCCCACGCAGGCGACGATGCGGACTCTATTCTTCTCATCATTCCGCAGCACCATGGCCAGCGGAAACTCGGCGTCATCGGTGACGACACGGGCAAGGAAGAGGGCTTTCTTCTTAGCCCACCTACCGAGGTCGGGACCGCCCTGTGCGGTCACGTAGTAACTGAGTGTGGAGTTGTTCATCTTCTCTTTCTGGTTGTATGCCTAATCAGGCAAAGAAAAATTCGGAGTTACGGATCAGGTTGATATCGAGCTTTCCCTTTCCCGGACACGGCGGGAGTGCATCTCCCACTACGGCCCGAACACGTTTGTCGATCTCTTCGAGCGGATCGAACTTTGTATACATCTCCACGAATTGCTCGCGGATGACTTCGTACAGCGTGGACATATCACTCGGCAACGTGCCGTAGCTGTCATGCACGGCGGCGAAGCTGTTGATGCCTACATCCCTGCTGCGTTTCAGCGTGAAGCACAGGGCCGCAGCGTCCAGCGAGTGGACGAAGTTCGGCGGCAGGGCAGTGGTCTGCCGTCGCCGATCCATGCTTCCGTCCTTGCTGATCTGCCGCAAGCCGAGGCGAATGAGCTTGTCACCCATCTTGGCTTGGATGCGGAACTTGCTGTAGTTGAAGTACGCTTGGCGAACGATCCAGCCGGATGGAGCTTTCCACACCAGCGGAACCTTCCCACCCGTACTGTCGTGATACAGCCGGGCCGCTTCACGCAACCAATCCATGATCTTGAGGGGCCGATCCACGATATCGTGCATCGCCGCCCACACGGTCTTGGACAGAAGCGTGATGGCCGCAGAGAATTCATCCTTACTGAAGGGAAGCGGGCCCTTCTTCTTCACAACGTCTTGATCGAGGCAATGCTCAATAACGTAAGCCCGGCAACTGTTACGAGTGCCGCCGTAGGGGAGCACCATAACGGGCCGTTTACACAGGCCGCGATCAATGCCCCACTCGATCCAGCGGCGACCAAGATCAGTCCCGTCACCACGCAGGCGTTCAACCACACGTTCGGCAACCGCAGCGTATATGTCACTCGGTTTCGTATCCGGGACCAGATTGACCTGCGAACCGGCGACTTCGTCTCGGGACATAGCTGCGTAATGCTGTATCCCGTTACACGATCCGTCCACATGCACCGGGAGATGACAAACGTAGCTGTCCCCTTCGGCGTGCCATCGACCGTATTCAAGACATGCTGCAAGAAATTGGATGGGCTTGTCCGCGTCGAGCCACCACTTGTTTTCAAGCGGATCAGCAGCGACTGAGAGAACGGCGTCTTGATTATCTGCCACCCATCGGACTCGTTGTTCATAGTCCACCTTGTCGTAGCCGAATGTGTTGGCTACATGCACCGCCAGCCAGAACGAACCGTTGCCGATGGGCTTGCCCTCGCTGAACAGCAGCAGGCCCTTGGCCAGATCGCTGCCCTGCGGAGAGAGTCCACTGACCACACAGTACATGCGGCCACGGAAGTCTAGGTTGTACGGAAAGTAAAACTGATCGAACTTGCTGAACCGTTCAGCAAGCATGAGCGTCGAGCCGATGCCGATACGCTGACCGAGCGAACGGCCAATCTTTCGGTACTCGGCACCCCACTCTTTCTTCCATTTCTTGTACGCCTCTTTGTCCTTGCGGTCGGGACGAGGGGGAGCTTGCTTCGGGTCTTTACGGGGCACACCCTTCCACTCCAAGCCTGCATCCCACGCCTGCCGAACCACATCCAGTACACGCTGGTTCACTTTCCAGCCCACTGCCTGCATGTAGTTCATGGCATCGTAGACCAGCGGCAGATCGGCGAACTTAAGTTCCTGCTGGAACCCCGTGCTTCTGCCGTTCACAAGCTGAAGCCGCTGCCGGTCGGTGATGTAGCCACCAGCCTGTCCCGGCCCCCAGTCATCCGGCTTGACCACCATCGGCCACCGCAGCGGACGAAGGAACTCGGCGTGTGCTTCGTACTTGTCGATCCATTCCCGCAGGGCAGGGTTTGGCTGCACCATAAGGAATGTCTTGCGACCGACACGCATGTGGTCTGTCTCGAACAAACGAATCGCATCATACACCGCATTGAGCAGGAACGTGCCGACCAGCATACGCTGGCGACCATCCAGATCAGGGTACACGATGGACTTCTTCTTCATCGCCCGGCGAAACTGACCGATACGGCCAGCGTGCAAGTGTCCGTGAAGTGCTGCCGTGTCAAGGTTACGCTTGACGGTGGCGTAGAGTCCCTTGTGAGACTCTGCCATCCAGCTTACCTGAATCTCAGCGTTCACCAACGCACCGATTGCATCACTCACCGCCGTTACCGTGGGCCGGTCAGACACCAGCTTGGATACCACGGCTCGCACGGCAAGGTAGCCGAGCAGATACGGATCGAGGTCGCGGAGTAGCGGGATCGCTTCCGCACATCGGGCAGGATTGCTGCTGCCCTCTTCGATACGCTGCGTAATCAACTCCCCTACCGGCGTCACCCACTTACGAATCAGGGCTTGGCCGGTGTCAGAGAGATGGTAGTTATCCTTCTTCGGGTTTGAGAGTTTCTGGTTACGTGTCCGAAATCGCATGGCGGTGAGGCCAAGCGACTCATCTTCTAGTTGGACTTGTACCTGTGGGTTCATGTTACTCCGGTTTCAGTTTGTATCGACGGCCACACGCACACGCCGATGTTGAGTAGCGGACGATCACGATCTCCCCGCAGTGGCATGTAAGGAAGGCATCCCCCTTATCCACAAAGTGGGCCTTGAAGAAATCTTCATTGGCCCCGGG